TACTTCTGATTTTTCTAAGGAAAACTCCCCCCATCAACGATGGGAATATAAAGCATCTAAGATGTTTTCATTTTATCCAGGGTGGAAAGTTAAAGAATCTATGATTTCATTTGAAAGAAATTTCGAATATTTTATACCATCATATTATAAAGATATAATGTCATGGTTAGGTTCTAAAACAACTAAGTCCGCATATCGAAACATATGTAAATTAAGTTCCGATATGACAAGGATATATTCTACTCGTGGTGTTAATAATTTAATCACCATTTTTAAAATATATTCCATTGTAATTTTACAGTATCTTAGTGGTTCTCCATTAAAGTCAACTCAAGACCTAGGTCAAAGGGTTCGATTAATTAATGGATTACCTGCTAAATTGCCTGCTTTCTTCCGTCACCTTTTAAGACAGAATAATTTAACTCATATCAGAGCTATATTATCTATCTTCCAATCCTATAAAGGGATTAAAGGTATATGGAAGGAACCTGATCTTTCCTCTATCACAGCGGCAAGATTTGTTCGTGCTGACAAACCTCGTTTCGATCAGACTAGAAAAGTAATGGAAGATATTTCTTCCTTGCTTTATCCAAAGAAACAGGTATTTATACCTGTTATCCATGAAGATTGGAGGGAAGTTGATTCTTCTCTCTCTTCTTTCTGGAAGGATTTTAATCCTAAAGGATTGAAGGCTACTCTTCTATCTGATTCTGAATCATTAACACTTCCTTTAACAGCTGGTCCTAATCATAGAACCAGTGCCTTAGGAAGCTCCATTGATGCTTTAGCAATCATTTCAAATGATGATAAATCACCTTTATGGACGAATTTTGTTAATGAAGCCGAGTATGTAGCTAAACAACAAGGTACATTCTTTCCTTCTCACGAGCTATCTCAAATTAAAATGTTAATTACTCAAGGTCAGCTACTTTTAACTAAATTACTCTCTAGTGATAGAGAAGTGATGAAGTTAATTAAACAAGTAGGTTTCCTTAAGTCTAAATATCAAAAAGTTTTCAAACCGGGTAAAACCGATCGAAAATCTTTTGTTGTAGGTCTATTAAAAGACTTACGTTTAGGTAAATTAGCAATCAAATTGGAGCCAGCTGGTAAAGTAAGAGTGTTTGCGATATCTGATTTTTGGACACAGAATTTAATGAAACCTCTTCATACTTCATTATTTGAAGTTTTGAAAGGTCATTCTTCTGATGCCACTTTTAATCAGGAAGGTAAAGTCTCAGATTTTAAAGATAAGGGTTATTCTTTTATAGCTTCTTACGATTTGAAATCAGCTACTGATCTTATCCCAATTCAATTATATGAAAAGGTACTAGGTCATTGGACAACGCCTGCTTTTTCTTTTGCGTGGTCGGCTCTGTTAACACAGAGAGATTACGTTTTTAAAGAGAAAGTTTATCGTTATAAACGAGGTCAGCCTATGGGAACTTTAAGTTCCTGGGCTTCTTTAGCCTTGGTTCATCACTATCTTGTCTTCTTGGCTGCTCATAGAGCTGGCTTGGAAACATTTAGAGATTATTTAGTGTTGGGAGATGATATAGTGATTGCTGACAGAAATGTAGC